CTAGCCACGGCGGGCCCTGCGGTTCCGGAGCTGATTCACGAGCGCGGGCGCGTACTCGAGTGCGGGGTGGCTGTCGATGAGCTTGTTGAGCTGCTGGTAGTAGTGGGTGACGTTTCCGAACTCGGTCCGGATGTCCTGCTCCCTGGCGCCCTCGTACTTATAGGTACGTCCGGCCAGGTTGAGCATGTTCTTTTCGGTGGTGGTCAGCATGCGTATTCCTTCCCTATGAGTTGCTGCATCAGCACGATCTCTGAGGGGGACAGTGTGGAGATGTAGGTGTCGACGTCTTCCGGCATGACGGAGAGGTAGTGGGCTACTTCCTGCGTCGAGTGGTAGAGCCGGTTGGCGTCGATGAAGTCACTGGCTTTGATGAGGCGTCGGGCAGCCCAGACACTGGCCTGCCGTTCCTGCTTTACGCAGTTGCCCTCGTGCCGGTAGTACGCGTGGCCGAGCTCGTGATAGAGCGTCGAGTTCCATTGGATGTACGCCAGCTTCGGCAACAACGTGATGGTGTGGGTGTCCGCGTCGTACGCGCCCCACCAGCCATCCGGTAACTCGCCCTCAACGACGGACACGCCAAGTTGTGCAATGAGCATGTCTGTCCCCATAAGAATCGAACCTATGGGAGTGCCCTGACATTATTCGTGCGGGAGATCTCCAGGACCGATCTTGCCCTTCGGCTGGCGGGCGGCGCGGCGCTCCTCGGTGGGTTCTTTGGCTTTGCGTCGGTCCGCGATGTTGATCGGCTGGGCTGCTTCTTCGGCGGCCGAGGCGGCGTCAAGGTTGGCGCGGGACTCGGTGTTCAGCTTTATCAGTTCGGCGCTGATGGTGCGGAGCGCGTTCTGGCTGGAGAGGGGTAGCTCGCCGGCCCGGTCGATGATGAGGTCCCTGCCGGTGTCCTCGTTGACTTCGAGGTTGAGTGACCTGGCAGAGGCCCGGATGATGGCCGCCTCGGAGGTGTGGAGTCCTTTGGCGAGTCCGCGGATGGTTTCCGGGTCGGGGAAGTTGTTGATGGGCTTGTTGATGATTTGGTGGATGCGCTTGTCGGAGGGGGTGCCTCCGCAGTCACGGGACAGTTCGACGTTTGACCGGCCGCCTTTGTACTCAAGGACGAGTTCGGCAAGGGTCGGTTTGGTGTTCCTGGGGTTCATGACTACGACTTTCCACGGAGGCATCACAGCAGCGCATTCGAACTTAATTTCGATCGCCTAGCACTAGGCAGACTACCAATCCTTACTTACTTGCCTAGTAAATTAGGCCAACTTTCCCAAACTTTCCCGCCAACACTGGTGGAAATTGGGTATCGCCTAGTTGACAAGCCGCCTAGTCGTAAGCGATATTGAGTAAGCACTCCTTGACGGATAGTCGCCTACTAGTAGAATTGAGGACGTAATGTTTTACCCGCAACGTAAGAAACGGAAGAGGGGCACCTACATGAAACTCGCCAGCGTAGAACGACTCCGGTCGTTCGTCCTGACCCGCGATGACATGGACCTCATCAACTCCGGCCGCGGCCATCTCGTCAACAAGCGCAAGATCAGCCAGCGTCACCTGGCCGAGCGCGTTGGTGTGAACCCCAGCTTCATCAACCACCTGACCGCCGGCCGATCCACCACATGCACCCCGCAGGTAGCGGACCGCATCGCGGAGGTGCTCGGAGTGGACACCTCGGTCCTTTTTGATGAGCAGGAATCTAGTACTGCTAGAGCAGCCGTAAAGCCTCGCTCGAAAAGCCGCCCGGCGATGGCCTAAGCGAATGATCAAAACCGACACGCCGACAGTCGAAATCCCAAACCCGCCCCTCCTCCTCGAAGAAGCCGCAGCAGCCCTCCGGATGTCAGTGACAACCCTTCGAGAACTACGGAACAAGGGCAAAGGACCCAAGGCCCGGATGATCGCCGGGAAACTCCTCTTCCGGGTCAACGACCTGGACCAATGGCTGGAACAACAGCCCGAAAGCTAAATCCTCTGAAAGGGAACACCATGAGAGACAAAGAAATCATGTTCACGCACGAGATGGCCGAGAATCTCGTCCGCTGCGTGACAGGCACCTTCACCTGCGAGATCCCGGCGGCCGGGTACACGGAGATGGAACTCTGCACCTTGGCCCGCAAGCTGTCGTTCATGGTGGACGCAGATGTCCGATGGCGTTCCCTCGATGAGCTTGTAGTGAAGCTGATGGAACTGACCGAGGTGGAGCAAGGCATCCACGACGACCTTGAGTTGACCCCAGACGGAACTGTAGACAACAGGCACGTCCTCATCCAGCGCATCGAAACCCAAGCCCTGGAGCTTATCGAGTTCGTCCTCATGCAGGCCGGGTTCTACCCTCACTGGGAGCTGGCAGCATGAACGGCCTCGTTCTCCTCGTCATGGTCATGGCCATTGGCTTCCTCGTCGCCATCCCGTGGGCCATCCGAGCCGACCACGCAGACGTGCACCTCATGCACCGCGCCGGATCCGGCTGCCGCGACTGCGAGCCCCAGCCATGAGCCACTACGAAGACTGGGCCGACTGGGCAGGCGACAACTCTGCACAAGCCGAGCGCGACCTCGGACGAGCCATCGAATACGAGCCCGAAGAGGAATGCCAGCACGAAGACATCTACCGGGGTGTCTGCGAAGACTGCGACTCGATCATTGAGCCTGACTGGGAACCCTCTGACGCGGATCTCCCCACGCCCGACTACGGAGCAATCAACCCATCAATCACCCGCCTCGAAGCATGGGCGGAAAAGCAGGAGCTGACACGATGACCACCCAATTCCGCGAACCAACAGGCAAGCCATCCTGGCCCATCCTCCTGATCGCTGGCGGCGAGAAGGCCGGCAAGTCCTATGCCTCCGCCAAGGCATCCGCTTCCGAGCTCATCGGCCAGACCTACTGGGTTGGTGTGGGTGAGGATGACCCGGACGAATACGGCGCCATCGAGGGTGCACGGTTCCTTATCGCCAAGCATGACGGCACACACAAGTCCATCCTCGCCGCGCTGCGGGACGCCTCAAATCAGCCCCGCGTGGACGGCAAGCCAAACCTGCTGGTCCTCGACTCCGGAACCCGGGTCTGGGAGATGCTGTCCGACGAAGCCCAGGAGCGGGCGAACATGCGGGCCAAGAGGGCTGCAGAGAAGTGGAACAAGAAGTACGACCCAGACGCTGAGGCAACCATCGGCCCGGACCTCTGGAACAAGGCCACCGCCCGCTGGCAGGACGTCATGGACGTGATGCGCGAGCACGATGGACCCTCCATCATCACGGCACGCCTGGACATCGTGGCAGTCATGGACGACAAGGGCCAGCCCACGAAGGACAAGACACAGAAGATCAAGGGGCAGAAGTCCCTCCCGTTCGACGTCGGAGCCATTGTTGAAATGCCGGAGCGCGGCAGCTCCTACTTGACCGGGGTTCGTTCTCTCAAGCTGGACCTGCCCGTGGGTAACAAGGTGCCGGTAAAGGACTTCTCGGTGGATTGGCTGTGGCGGAAGCTTGGCCTTGACGCTGAGGGAGCCACGGCCCCGCGCCAGTACTCCAGCGCTGACGGCCAGGCATCGGCCGCCACAGCCGACGAGACACCTCAGCAGGCGCAGCAGAACCGGCCACCGGCAGATCCAGCCGACGCTGGGGCAACCTCGCTCAGCCAGTACCGGCACGAACAGCCCGACTGGACCGCCCTGTTGGAGAAGTCCAAGAACAGCCGCGACATGCTCCTGGACCTCCACGCAAAAGCCAAGGGCATGAACGCTCCACAGACAGTAATCGACAACATCCTGGCCGCCGGCACCGCGCTGGCAGCCCGAGCAGCATAGGGGAACTGACATGAGCATCAAGACCGACAACCTCCGCATCGCACTGATCAAGACGTTCGCTGACGCACTGGCGGACTTCATGAAGGACGCCCGCGGGGAACACCTCGAGCAGCTGCTGGAGAAGTACAACGAGGAAGGCACTAAGTCCTTCGCGATCGTCCTGCCGGACGGAACCCGGGTAGGAAACATCACCCTCCCCGAGGGGAAGCCGTCCGATGTGACCTTTGATGAGGCGGCACTGTTCGAGTGGGCGGAGCAGCAGGACGGTATCGACTCTGAGGTCATCCCGGCCACGCGGAAGCGAGTGGTGAAGCGTGTCCGGCCGTCGTGGTTGGCGGAGAAGGTCAAAAACGCCATCGAGGGCGACGACGGACAGCTTATGGATGTCGGCACCGGCGAGATCATCCCTGGCATCAAGCGGGTACCCGGGAAGGCCCCAGCATCTTTCACCATCACTTACGCCAAGGACGGTCGGGAGAAGATCGCTATGGCCTACCGTCGCGGGCTTCTCAACGACCTCACCGTGGGATCAGTACTCCCCCAGATCGAGGCACACCAGGCAGAGGCAGCGTGAGCGCCGTGAAGATCTCCGTGGAGATCGACGGAGAGCAACATGACATCAGTGAGTGCGCGTGGTTCTTCATCTCACCTTGCGGATGCACCCACGGAGTCACCACCGTAAAGGACTACGACAACGGCGGCTGGATCACAACACCCGAAGCTGCCCACGTCCACATGACGCCAAGCAAGGCTGTCCGGGAACAGGACATCGCCCGCGGGGAGAAGATCGAAATCGGCCTGCGGTCTGGGGTCACTCATCGACTCAGTGGCGACTGCCCTCACACTCCACAGTGGGGCAGGGCAGAACTTCCGCAAGGAACGGAATGGGGCCGAGCTCAAAACGCCCGCAACATCCACATCGTGGATGAGGCGGAGGACGCTGACCGTATCGACTGGGACTACCGGACGCCTCGCTGCGGAGGAAGAGAATCCCTTTTCGAGATTCATCGATCAGTGGTTGGCGATGCCCCAATGTGCAAGAAATGCCTGGCGTTGGTGGAGCCGGTCTTGTGAGCGTCGACGTCCTGAACCCGGTCAACATCGAGCAGCGTATCCGGGACATCAGCAACCGGATCGCGAATTCCGCCAGTGTCTGCAATGAGCGCTACATCGCGTTCCTGACGGCAGACCGAGAGTATGACCAGGCGTTCGCCGGGGCTTACATGGCTCACGAGGGCGCAGCTCACGAGAAGAAGTACGCGGCGGAACTGGCAACCCTCCCCCAGCGGGAGGCCAGGGACGTCACGGACGCGGCCTACAAATACGCGGACAGGCTCGCCAAAGCGCTGGAATCCGAACTGCGGGCGTATCAGTCCATCGGAGCCAGCGTGCGGGCCATGTTCGGGGTGGCCGGGCGCGGCGAGGGATCATGAACAGCCGCCAATTCGCCCTCTACCTCGCCCGAGACCTGCACTGTGTGTGCGGGTGCGTGGGCAGGGAGGACACTCTGGTCCCGCAGCACCGGGCAGGGCGCGGAATGGGCGGCTCTAAACTCCTCGACCGGCCATCCAACGTCGTCGTCATTTGCTCCTACCTGAACGGGATGATCGAGTCCGACCCTGTCACAGCGGATATAGCCCGCGAGTACGGGTGGAAGCTCTACCGGTGGCAGAACCCGGAGGAGGTCCCGTTCTATGACCTGGCGGATCGCCAGTGGTACTCGATCGACAACGACTACAACCGAACCGAAACGACGAAGGCGGAAGCAGCATGAACAGCATCACCACCAGCAGCGGAACCACCGTGAGCGTGCATCAGAGCGGGCCGGACGCCCTGCTGTTCCTTGACCATCCCGAGGCGCCGGACGACATGCGGCACCTCGAAGCTGGCCGGGTGACTCAAGAGGGGTTCCAGCCGGCACCGTTCGCGGCGTTCGGCCTGGGCCCGGAGACCCTCCGTGCCATCGCTGATCTGATCGAAAACACCAAGTAAGGAACGTAACCATGGCAGGCGAAACAACCATCACCGTAATCGGCAACCTCACCAGTGATCCGGAACTCCGGTTCACCCCGTCAGGGTCCGCCGTCGCTAACTTCACCATCGCATCGACTCCCCGCACCTTTGACCGTCAGGCGAATGAGTGGAAGGACGGGGAAACTTTGTTCCTCCGGGCCAGTGTGTGGCGTGAGGCGGCGGAGAACGTGGCCGAGTCCCTCACGAAGGGCGTGCGCGTCATCGTGTCCGGGCGCCTCAAGTCCCGCTCCTACGAGACCAAGGAAGGCGAGAAGCGCACCGTCATCGAGCTTGAGGTGGACGAGATCGGCCCCAGCCTCCGCTACGCCAACGCCAAGGTCAACCGCACCCAGCGTTCCGGTAACGGCGGCGGCCAGCAGCCCGCGCAGGATGACCCGTGGGCGGCTCCGGCGGCCAGCAACTCTGGCAACTGGGGCAACGGCCCGGACTCCGAACCGCCTTTCTAGGCCCAACTATCTAGTGGTGGGCGAACAGAATCGCCCACCACTTCCCATCTCCTCAAAGGACGACATGACAGTCACCGAGCTTTATCCCGAACCACAGCCGCAACCCACGGCAGTCACCATCTACACCAAGCCTAAGTGCAGCCAGTGCGACATGACCAAGATGCTTTTCAAGCGTGATGGCGTGGAGTACACCGAGGTGGACATCACCGTGGATCCCGCAGCTTACGCGTACGTGACCCAGAATCTGGGCTACCTGCAGGCACCCGTGACAGTTGCTTGGCCGGAGCACTACGAGGATCCGGTCCACTGGTCTGGCTTCCGCCCCGACCTCCACAGTGAACACCTGGCGGCCGCAGCATGAAGATTATTGCCCTCACCCCGCCGAAGCAGCTCCGGCAGATCCCTGAACGATCGATCGACATCGACAAGTGCGGGTCCTGTGACAAGCCGCTCCGGGCCACTGGTGAATGTGCTGGGTGTTCTGATTGAGCACCTTCCGAGCAGTGTGGCCCATCGTCAACAACGAAGCCTCCGGACCGACCAATGAGGAACTGGTCCAGGCGGCCATCAAGGACCTGCCCACCGTTGCCCAGCGTCACCGCGTGGTCATTACGGGACCGTGCCGGGGATTCGTCACCACAGCCTCGAAAGTCCCGGGATCGGGCGGGAGCGGCCACGTCGTCGTTGTCGAGGCACCGGCCCACGCCACTCCCCCACGTCCCTACCACCACTAACTCTCCCTGAAAGGAACCCATGAGAACCACACACATTGCTCGTCGCGCCGCGCTGGAGGTGGCACGATGAGCCCAGATATTGAGCCCACGAAGCGGATTCTTTCCCTTGGCGCCGGCGTGCAATCATCGGCGTTGCTGATCCTGGCCGCCCGGGGGGACCTGCCGAAATTAGATGCTGCAATTTTCTCTGACACGGGATGGGAGCCGGCATCCGTTTATGCACACCTGGAGCGGCTCGAGCGGGAAGTGGCTGAGCCAGCGGGAATTCCGATCTTCAGGGTCTCATCCGGAAACATCCGGGCTGACGCCCTCGACCCCACGCACCGTTTCGCCTCTATGCCGCTGTTCATCAAGAACCGAGACGGTGGCGATGGCATGACACGCCGCCAGTGCACGAGCGAATACAAGCTCAAGCCCATCAAGGCCAAAACGCGGGAGCTACTTGGCGCACCATCGATGAAAGATGGGAGGCCTGGGCGCGTTCCCAGCGGCCAGTTTGCTGAACAGTGGATTGGGATCAGCACGGACGAGCGCAGCCGGGCGCTGGACCAGGACGGGCATCTCAAGACTGGTGACGTTAAGTACTCACGTAACCGCTACCCGCTGCTGGAGCTGGGCATGGACCGCGAGACGTGCCGGTCTCTGCTGACTGCTCACGGATTCGGTCAAACACCAAAGTCTGCCTGCATTGGCTGTCCCTTCCACTCGAACATGCAGTGGCGTCAACTCCGCGATGAATCTCCTGACGAGTGGGCGGACGCCGTTGACTTTGACCAGTCCATCCGTGCGGGCGCTGCGCGCGCCAACGCCCAGGGCCAACCGCTGCTTGGCCAGGCGTTTCTGCATCGCTCGCGCCTCCCCCTGGATGCAGCTCCTATCGATAAGGTTTCCTTCCACGAGTGGGCAGGCCGCCAATCAGATGTCCTGAGTTTGCTCGCCGTGTCTGAGTTTGAGGAGCGCCTGTCTCAAGATGACAACTCAAGCCTCACTGGATGCTCGCCCTTCTCCTGCATCAGCGGCGAAGAAGTTGAACATGACGAGGACGCGGCATGACGGTCGTGCCCCGTGCGGTGGTCGATTCCCAGGCAGGCTCCAGCTACTTGACAGGCACGTCATCAAGGTCCAGATTTGGGTCCGGGACCTCTGCACGGGCGGAAGCCACACGTTTCATGATCCCCTTCTTGTCTTTGGGATCCGCGTGCGGCCAGTCACGGGCAAAGGACATCATGGAGCCGGTGATCCTGACGTACATTCCCATCGCATCGTTGCGGGAGAGGTTGAAATTGTCAGGATCCTGCACGACGCGCACAAGGTTTCCCCAAGTTTCCAGCCACGCAGTCAATTCTTCGATAAGCGCTTTATCCTTTGACTCGAGCTGCCAGCGCGCAACTGCCCCCATGAGCCGGCCAAAACTCTTGTGTTCGGGAAGCGAAAACGAGAACGCCCCTTCCATCTCGGCAGCGAAGAATGCCATTAGCTCTGAAATGGCCGTGTGCTCTCGGTTAAGGGCCGCTTCGAGACGCTGCTCTTGTAACTGCAGGTTCAATGCATCTCGTTGCTCTTTTAGTTGCCTTTCCAGTGCAAGGCGCTGCTCAGTGAGTTGCTTCGCTGCAAGTTCTGCTTGGGCAGCTGAGGCGGTCGCGGCCAGTTCACGTTGGACACGCTCGTTCTCACCTGCAATTCGAGTTTGCTCGCGCAGAGTTCTCCGCAACACGTGCATGGCAACCCCGGCTCCAGCCACGGCACCTATGACGCCGCTCCATAGTTGCGCCCAGGTTGCGCCATTCATCCACAGAATCTCATCTGTCGTACGGGCTTCCGCAAAGCCTTCCACGAGGGCGTGCCAAACCAGGAACCATACGATCAGATCATTCTCCACCTCCGAATCCTACGAAGCTGGCGACGCCCACGCGAGTTGGCTACTGGAGTTGACGCCATGAAGTCGGCCGAAAGCGCAGGCAAGCCTCTGATGGTTGTTATCCCCGGCAAGGCCCCCGCGGCCAGGTGTGGTGCCCAGCAGCGCACCCAGAACCGTCACGGCTGGCACTACCCGTGCAACCGGCCGCACCACCACACTGGACGGCACGCGTTCATTCACTGGGGCTTGGGAGGGCTCCTGCGCGCAGTCTGGGAATAGCTTCACCCTGTCATTCTTTTTGGTCTCTTATCTAGTGGCGCTTACCGGAGGGGTAAGCGTCACGGGATAGTATCGAATGAAAGTACGCACACCCATGAGAAAGCCAAGTGGATCACCCTTGCCCACCAGCAACACCAACCTCAACCCAGCAGTTCACCGCATGATGGTCCAGCAGCTCAAGCTCCAGGACTCCAACTACAAGGAAGCCCGCCAGAACCGACTCAACACAGCATCACAGGCCCGGGAAGTCGGGTTCACGCACCGGGAGATCGGGGACGTCCTGGGCGTCACCGAAGCAGCGGCCCGGGCCATGATCAAGCGCGCCAAGGGAGACACCGATGGCACGCGATAGGGCGAACATCAAGACCGCGATCTGGACCAGCCAGGACTACCGGGATCTCACGTTCGCGGAGCAGTGGCTGTACGAACTGCTGATGACGCACCCTGACACAAACTATGTCGGCGTCGTGGACTGGCGCACCAACCGACTGGCGGCCATGGCAGCCGACGCCGACCCGGCCTTCATTCGCGCCACGGCGGAGTCTCTGCAGGCGAAGCGATTCGTGTTCATTGACGAGGAAACCGAGGAGATCCTTGTCCGCTCGTTCCTGCGCCATGACGGGCTGTTGAAGCAGCCGAAACTGTCCGTGTCCATGGTCAACGCCTATGGGGCTGTGGCGTCCAAGCGCATCCGCGAGGTGGTGACTTTCGAGCTGCAGCGACTGTTCCAGGAGTACCCGGAATGGGCAGCGTTTAGGCAAGAGAAAGTCATGGCTTTGGTCAAGGGTAAGGGTACGGATATGGGTGAATTTACCCTTGGGTTTACCACTGCCGTTACCCCTCTGTTTAGGGTAAACGCTGGGCAGCCTGACCCCTTGCCTACAACTACAGCTACTACTACATCTACCTCACCTAGCGGTGAGGGGGTGCAGGGGGAACGTAAGAAGCCGGAGCGGAAGCTCCCTGCCACCTGGGTCCCGAACGGCGCGCACATCGAATACGCAAAGAGCCGTCTTTTGAACCTTGAGCAGGAGACCGAAAGGTTCAAGCTCCATGCTGAGGCGAATGATCGTCGTCTCCGGGATTGGGATGCCGGGTTCCGGATGTGGCTGTCGAAGGCAACACCTACGTTGCCGAAGTCGGCCACCCCTTGGTCGCCGGAGTTCCATAGGCGGGGGCAGGCATGAGCGAGACAAGGACCCCGCCGCAGGACGTCGCAGCTGAGCAGTCAGCACTGGGGGCGATGATGTTGTCCCGGGACGCTATCCAGGATGTTTCGGAGATCGTGACTGGTCCGGACTTTTACCGGCCGGCGCACGAGACGATCTTCCGGACGATCATGGAGCTGCATGGGCGGGGCGAACCGGTGGATGTCATCACCGTGGGTGCCTCGTTGGTGGTGGCTGGGGAGGCTGACCGGATCGGCGGTTCGCAGTACCTGCACGAAGTGACACAGGCTTGCCCGACACCATCCGTTGGTTCGCACTACGCGCAGATCGTGGCCCGGAACGCTACCCGCCGGCGGCTGTCCACGGCTGGGCAGAAGATCCGGGACATGGCACACCAGCCTGGGGACGAGGCGGAGCTGGTGGAGCTGGCCCGGAAGGAGGTTGATGGGACGTCGAAGGCGACCACGACAACGGTCCAGTCGTTCGGGGAAACCATTGATGTGATGTTGTCCCAGCTCGATGACGAACCGAACCAGATCCCCACACCATGGGCTGCGGTGAATGACATCATCGGCGGCCTCCGTCCGGGTGGCTTGTACGTGGTGGGTGCTCGCCCGTCCGTGGGGAAGTCTGTGGTTGCCCTCCAGTTGGCGAAAGCACTCACGGCCCATGGTGCGGTGGCGTTCTCCTCGCTGGAGATGTCCGAGGCTGATGTGCAGATCCGGGCGGTGGCTGCGGATCTCCGGATCGACCTGGCGCGGTTGATGAAGCGGGACCTGCTGGTGTCGGACTGGGAGAAGATCCGGGCCCGGCGCGCGGCGTGGCAGAACGTGCCGCTGTTCATCGATGACAACTCCGGCGTGACGTTGACGGACATCAAACGGTTCGCCCGTTCGGTGAACCGCCGGCAGCCCCTCGCCGGGCTGGTGGTGGATTACCTGCAACTCATGGCCCAACCCGCCGGGGACAAGCGGCCCCGTCATGAGTTCGTGGCGGACATGTCCCGGCAGTTGAAGATCCTGGCCATGGAGATGCAAATTCCCGTGATCGCCCTGTCTCAGCTCAACCGTGGATCGACGCAGCGGGCGGATAACATGCCGCAGATCAGTGACCTTCGTGAGTCGGGCGCCGTGGAGCAGGACGCCGACGTCGTGATCCTCCTCCACCGGGAAATCATGGGCGAAACGTCCGGGGATTTGTCGATGCTGATCGCGAAGCAACGCAACGGCCCGACTGGTTTCGCTGAACTGGACTTTTGGGGGCATTACTCGATGGCGCTGGACAAGGGCGTCACACCGCACGCACACGTTAGGAACGCATCATGACCACACAGCCCACGCAGGCCCGAGAATCTAGTAATGCTTACCCGGATGGGCAGGAAGACCAGAGTGAGGGTTCTAGGCTCGCAGAACGGCGCACAGAGGTTCTCGAATTGTGGATCCCGCAACTGGCGGGGTGGATCAACTCGAACCACCGGCCGCACTGGGCGCAGCGGGCGAAGCTCACCAAGGCGTGGCGCCAGGCCGGGCTCATGTACGCGCGCCAAGCCAAGCTCCCGAAAGGGTTGCAGCGGGTCCGCGTCGAGGCGCACGTGGTGAAGTCGACCGCCCGGGAGTACGACGCCCACAACCTGATGCCGACCGGCAAGGCGATTATGGATGGCCTCGTTGACTACGGGCTGGTTCCGGATGACAAGAACAGGCATGTGGTGGGGCCGGACATGCGCGAGGGTGGCAAAGGCTTGCCCGGAATTCTAGTAAAGATTACCCAACTAGTAATTGACCCTTACTAGTTTCCCGCCTAGCATTTACTTATCGGGTGTTTATGAAAGGACCCCGAGACCATGAGAGGAACACCATGAACAAGACTCAAACCCTGACTGACCGGGGGATCGCCGGCTGCGGAACCTACCTTGGTTCCGTGAACGGTTGCACCTGCGAGGAGTGCAAGGCCGCCGTCATCATCCAGAGCGCACCACCTGCCCGTGCCGAGAAACCCTCAACTTTCGTGCCGCTCCCGCCGGAGAAAAAGGCTGCCATGCGCGCTTTCGCCAACAAGATCGTGCAGGACCGGATAGATGCTGGCCTCTACCCTGACGGCCGGATCAACGACATGGCTAAGTATTCCGAGCACATCCGCAACGGAGGCAAGCTATGAGCGCCACGGACGAACTGGAGCAGGATGTCCGCAAGGCCCTGCCACTGAACACGGACCCCGAGGCCATCGCACATCACGTGGCCACATGGCTCCACAATGACGGCTACACCAAGCCCACCAACGAGCAGACAGCCGCCGTGCAGGCGATGGCGCGGATCCGTGAAGCCATGGATGCGCTCTTCAAAGGCCAGTCCACACAGATCGAAGCACTCGGCCAAATCGCTGAGCACCTCGGCGCGTACGAAATCGAACGCATATGAGCCCCCAGCGTGTGCAGCGGAATCCAAAGTACCCGGCACTGATGTGGACCGACGACGGCGAAGCAGCGCTCTTCCAAGGCCACAACCTGGACCCCGAAGAGATTGAGCGGGTGTGCAGTGTGGAGATCCTTGGTGACTACCCCGGCCATGAACTGCACGTGACAGAGGAGTACTTCACCTACGTGCCGCGCATCAAGAATTGCTCCACATGGGACGGGTGGGGATGCGATCAAGAGGGTGAGTGGCACGGGCACTGGTTCGGCATCAAGCCCACCGACGACCCGAAGAACCAGTTCACCCAAGCGCTCAGGGTGCGAGTCCGGTGAATGGCGACTGCCTGCACATGGGTGAGCATTGCTCGCCGCTGCACTGCCCGGACTGTGGACGGTTCAGCCGCCACTCATGGACAACCGAGTACCACTACACCGAGAACGGCGGGAATCAGTACTGGGGCGGTGAATGCGTCCGGCATGGCGAGTGGTCAGACGCGGCCGCATGACCACGGCGGAGCGTCTCGCCCAGTTGGCGGTCACGTGCCCGCACCTCGCCGCCAACCTGAGCTTGCTCCCCCCGGAACAACTCACCCAACTACTCACAACCAAGGAACCCACCAAATGAGCATCCGTGAACTTCAGGCACTGGCCTACAAACAGTCCGCCGACAAGGGCTTCCACGACAACGAACCCACCGAAGGCCCAGAGCTGCTGATGCTGAACTCCCAGCGAATTGCGCTCATGCACTCGGAGCTGTCCGAAGCGCTGGAAGAACTGCGCAGCGGCAAGGCGCCCAACGAAACCTACTACCCGGAAGCCGGATCATTCGGAGCACACCGCCTCTACAAGCCTGAGGGCGTGCCGTCCGAAATGGCGGACGTGGTTATCCGAGTCATGGACTTCTGTGGAGCCAATGACATTGACCTTGAGTCCATCATCACGGAGAAGTTGGCCTACAACGCCACTCGCGGTCACAAGCACGGCGGGAAGCAGTTCTGATGACTGATTTGCGGGCACTCCTGGCGCCCATCAGGGCGAGACTAGCAGCAGCAACACCCGGACCATGGCATATGCGCGAATGCTCACCATACACAGAGCGCGGCCGGTTGGAAGTCAACATCTGGGACGAGACCCGGAACATCATGATCACTAACTGGTGCGATGACGACGAGATCCATAGGCCTAACGCCGCTTTGATCGCGAACGCTCCCACGGACATCGCCCGCCTACTCACAGCCATCGAAGCCGTGACCGAGTTGGCAGAAGCGTGGCAGGCACGGGGTGAACACCTTCGAAAGTCCGCAGAGTCAGCACCGGAAGACGTACAAGAAGCGCTTGATGACCAAGGCGGTGACATGATCTGGCACGCCGGACTCATCCGCACCGCTCTTGCCGCCGCTTTGGGGTCTGACACCACAAACCAGGAAGGACCCACCATGACTGACTTCACCACCCGCACCGAGCACTCCGACACGCACTGCAACGAGAACAGCCTCTGCCACGACTGCATCAACACCGCAGCCCAGGACAACGCATGAGCATCGATTGGGACCATGATGCCGCCCAGGCTGACCTGGTCCGAATGCTGACCGAAACCCGCGATCTTCCGGGTGAGGTGAGGCTGCCACGCCTCGCCGTGAACATGCTGCTGGACAAGATCGTAGAGCTGAAGCCGCGCACCATCACCACCGTGGAAGAACTCGACGCACTGGCACCGGGCAGCAGCGTCCTGTGTCTGGACGCGGCCGGCGAAGGCCACCCGGCACAGACGAGCGGAGATGGGTGGGGGCTACCATTCAGCAGCAACTTGTGGAGTGCCCAACACCTCCTGGACGGCTGCGAAAGCATCACTGTCATTCAGGAGTGGGCGGCATGAAGTTCCAGAACACGGGTAACTGGAACCCGCCACGGAAAGCTGACCACACCGAAGCACTCGCGGAGGCCCTCACGAAGCTCAGCAACCAGACGCCCACGCCCGTGGTGTTCTCCGAAGCCGCCGTCGAACGGGGCGCACGAGAACTCAGGCGCCGCATCCCGGAACTCATTCCACCCGACGCCATGGACCACGCCCGTGCCGTGCTGGCTGCCGCCGTCAAGGAGGAGCAATGAGCGTCAAGGATGACAAGGCCCGGATCGACAGCATTATTCAGGAGCAGGCCCACGAGTTCGGGACGGTCCTTTGGCCGGAGGACCGCGCCGTTATTGCTGCGATCATGGCACCACTCCTGAATCAGGTCCGCGCCGAAGTGCTGCAAGAAGCAGCAGATGAGTTGGCGCGCCTCCCGTACGTTAGGCCGGGAGCTGAAGGTCGATCAGAGTACGAGCGTATGTTGGCAATCCGGCGCGGCAACACCGATCAGTGGCTCAAGGAATGGGCCGCTGAGATCAGAAGCAGCCACAGGTGAACCGCCGGCCGCACTGCGCCGCATGCGGCCACCACCACAGCGAACAGTGCCAGGCAATTACCTATCATCCAGTCACTGAAGGTGCGCAGAAGTGTGGTTGCTACCAGTGCCGATGACTCGGGCTGGAGGTCTCTACTACTGGTCCTTCCTTTGCCACGTCAGGTCGAGTTAGAGCAGTATCGATTGCCCCGTTGCCAACACGGGCAATGACGCTGCCGCTGGCGAAACTGCCATCGTTCAGATGGACTCCATGCTCCGCCCCCTCTTCGAATCCCTCAGCGAAGGACCGCAAACTAGTGGCAAGTTCATGTGCGTTGCCTGCGGTTACCCTGACCACAAAGGTTTCATCACCGTCATCACCGACAATTATTGTTTTCGGATCATCGGTTGTTGGGGTTGCCTTTGGGGTGATCGGCTTCAGCTTCGCAATGCGCGCCGTCTTTGGGTCGACCGTTTTACCCAGTTCCTTGAGGATGCGGGACCGTTCACGCGCAGCTTTCACGACAAGGGGATTATTCGCCTTGAGTCGTAGTTTCATCGCCGTCCTCCTCTGCATCGTTGGATTCTGCAGATTCCTCAATAATGTACTCGTTTAGGACTTCCGCTACTAGTAGTTTATCGCTCTCGTTTGCCCAACTGGATCGAGCAAGGTCCATGAGGACAACAAAAGCGACACCAACGCGGTCAATGTCACCTGAAGCGATCTCCCCCATTGCCCACTGGAATCTCTCCCACCAGTGCTCCCTGCCTTTGAACTCCCTGTCACGGTCAGCTTGTCGCTGATCCACGGTGTCCAAGTGTGTTCGCGTTTTGGTGCCTTGTTTCCATGAGACGAATGACGATATGCCGATCGCAACCAAGGCAATGCTTGACGAGATGATGGCTGAGACTCCCTGCGCGGTCCAGTTCGGACCGAACAATTCGCCAAAGAAGTCCGCTGTTGGTTGCATGCCGAAATACTAGCCAAAACTGGCGGCAGTATTTCCCCGCAACAAGACATGCTTGCAGTCATTGGCAACTAATAATTGATACAATATCTAGTAGAAAGAGATTCACTGAAAGGAATTTCCATGGGGATGAAGTGCACTGCTGGGGAGCATGAAACGGCGGACGGGATAACCCTCTGCCACAAATGCACGACACAACTTGAGATGGGACTGAAGCAGGTCCCGGACGTTTGGGTAGACGTCCAGGTGTCCGGCACCCGCATGGACGTCGGCGCACCCTCGGTTGGCAGCTCAGGCGGTCACGCCAGCTCGACCCCGCCCGCGAACCTCGACGCCCTAGACAAAGCCCAGACACTTCGGGTGAAGCTCAGCGGGTGGGCGTCACTCCTCCCCCAGCTCCACCCATTCGGAGAACCGCCCGTCATCGCCGCTTGGCTCCTCACGCAGATCCCGGACATCCGGAAGCAGCCTTGGGCCGGCGATCTGCTGCAGGAATTGCAGGAGTCCTTGCAAGAGTGCCGCCTTGCAACCGATCGGGCGGCCGAACGCATCACGCTGGGGCAGTGCTGGAACGACATCGACGGCGGACGCTGCGAAGCCACAGTCACGGCGGTCAACGGTGCGCGGGTCGCCAGGTGCAAGGAGTGCGGGGCCACCTCCGATGTCCGGACCCGGCAGCAGTGGCTCCTCAGCGAAGCATGGGAAGCAGCAGCACCCCTACCGGTCATCCTGCGCGCGCTCCGCATCGTCGGCACCGAAGTGAAGCCCAAGGACGCCGAGAACTGGGTGTCCCGGGGGAAGGTCATCGCCTGCATCCACGAGGACGGCGGGAAGACCTACCAACTCAACGCAATGCGCCGAGTACATGAGCAGATGCAAGCCAAACGCGAACGTCGAGTAACACGGGAGAAACTATCTAGTATTGCTTGATTCCGGCACGTTTTGAGGGTAACGTCAGTTCAGGATGAGATTTCTGGCTTCAAATGCAAGGTCTCAAAGCGGAGCGAAAGCTCCCGCAACACGGGGTGGGCCGGTGAAAGCCGGTTCTCATGGCGGCAAGGCAACCTAGGGTCCCTTTCAGCCCGCTCAATGGAAGCCGCCGGCCCACCCTCCCAAACACTTTCCCAGTCAACGTCACCCGAACCTCACCGCAGGGCCGAAGGTAGGGGCCGGGACGTACTTCGCGTCCTGTCATGGAACCACCTGCTGGGAAACACTCTTGAGCCCCGGACCGCTCCCCCATAGGTCCGGGGCTCAACTCATGTCCCGGCCAACGCCGAACCGCAATGGGCGGTAGTCACGACGGCGCCTTATGGCTGGCACCAAAACCGGGCACGCCCACACCAGCGGCTGATACTGGCGGGGCGACACTTCGAACCAACACTCAGTGAGGCGGTGAGCGCGTTGTGCCTGCGAGTAAGTACACCGAAGAGCAACGCGCCGAAGCCATCGAGCTCTTCCGAACGGACGGACCGTCAGCCGTCCAAGAGCAACTGGGAATCCCCAAAGCCACAGTAGCTGGATGGGCCAAAGCGGCTGGCGTCCGAACGGTTCGAACGTCTGCCACGCGCGCGGCGACTGAAGCCAGGGCTGTTGACCTGAAGGCTTCCCGGCAGGAGCTGACTGCTTTGCTGCTGGAGGATGCTCACAAGCTCCGCAAGCAGTTGTGGCAGCCTGCCCGCCTGGTGAACTTCGGGGGCAAGGACAACACCCTTGCTGAGACGACGTTGGATGAGCCTTTGTTCGTGGACAAGAAGAACATCCTGTCCGCTGTGGGTATCGCTGTGGATCGTGTGATCAAGCTTGAGGCTGTGGATAAGACCGGCGAAGAGTCGGGTGCCGCGGTTGATAAGTGGCTGGAGCACATGATGGGCGGTGACCATGGAGGCGAAACCGCTGCAGGGTAAAGCGCTCCTGTGTTTGCAGCATCCTTCCGCTTCCATTGAGGCTTATGAGGGTGCTGTCCGGTCCGGGAAGACGTTCACGTCGTTGCTGGACTGGGTGCGGTTCGTCCGTCAAGGCCCTGAGGGGCAGTTGGCTATGTGTGGCCGTACTGAGCGGACCATCATCAACAACCTTTTGCTGCCTCTGCAGGAGATGCTCGGCAAGAACCGGGTAAAGATCAACTACGGTACCGGCACGGCGACCATTGTTGGCCGTGAGGTCCACATCTATGGCGCCAACAATGAGCAGGCCAGGACGAAGATCCAAGGCCTGACACTGGCCGGCGCTTACCTCGATGAAGCCGAGACCATCCCGGAATCGTTCTTCAAGATGCTCTACACCCGCCTTTCGGTCCCGGGCGCGAAGCTGTGGCTGACGTCGAACCCTGGCGGCCCGGCCCATTGGCTGAAGATTGATTGGTTGGACAAGGCCCGTCTCTGGATTGACGGGGCGGGGAAGATCCACCGGAACCCTTCCTCGGATGCTCTGGAGCTGCACCGCTTCACTTTCCTCATGGACGACAACCAGTCCCTGACTCCGGAGTACATTGCCCGGCAGAAGAAGTCCTACACGGGCTTGTTCTACCGCCGGTACATTCTTGCTGAGTGGGTGGCCGCTGACGGCGCTGTGTTCGACTCGTGGGACCCTGAACGGCACGTTGTCAAGCATGAGGACCTGCCTGAGATGCGGTCCGTCCTGGCTTTGGGTGTGGACTACGGAACAACGAATGCCACCTCAGCAGTCATGCTGGGCCTCGGAATAGACGGTGTTCTGTACGCCATGGATGAGTGGCGGCACGACTCCCGCAAAGCAATTGTGAGGCTCACTGACGGGCAGCTATCAGCGGCGCTGAAGGACTGGGTGGCCGGCCAAAGCAGGCATGGTGCTGTACCGGAATGGGTGATCGTTGACCCTGCCGCTGCGTCATTCAAGGTGCAGTTGTCGGCGGATGGCATGGACAACGTCATCAACGGTGACAATAACGTCCTCTACGGCATCCGGACTCTCTCATCGCTCCTGAATGCCGGGAAGCTGCGCATCAGCGACCGCTGTACCGGTTTGATCAGTGAGATGCCTGGCTACTCGTGGGATACCAAAGCCACTGAGAAGGGCGAAGACAAGCCCATGAAGGTCGCTGACCACTCCATTGACGCTTTCCGTTATGCGGTGGCGACTACGGAGACGAACTGGCGGGACTGGGTAGACCTCGCCGCCTAAGGAGACACCATGGAGATCCTGGTAGGCGCCCTCGTGGTGCTCACGGTGGCAAGCCTCGCCCTTGCTGCGTACACGGGGCATCGAGCGTCAGTGGCGCAGGGTATCGCAATGCGGGCACTCGACCGGGTCAGTGACATGTCCTTAGAGGACCGCGTGGACATTCTGCCGAACGGTCAAGTCCGCGTGTGCGGTATCCGGCGTGGAGGTTATATCCGCGTCGTGTTCCTTGGAGAGCCTGACAAGAACTAGGTTTACCCGGCGCAACGGCCGGGCGAGACCGTTGCAACGCTGGACCCCGCCAAGGTGCACCAAGGCGGGGCCTGGCAAAACCACCGATAACACCACCACCACAAGGAGAACACCATGGCAGTTGAAGTCCAGCACGGCAAAGACCACGCCACCACCTTCCACAATGCTGAGAAGTGGTTCACGGATGACCACGGCCGCCTCCACATCGTCGGGGCTGACGGGAACATCGCGTCCTACAACCAAGGCTATTGGGCCAATGCTCGGAAAGTTGAGATGCCCGTAGGCGCGGCAGCGAATGAGCGGCCTACCGCTGAACCACGGGTCATCCCGGAAGGCTATGAGCCCCAGGAGAACAGCCACGCCAAGAACCACGCCATGGACGCTCTCGAAGCAGCACTGGAGAAGCAAGGCGTTGAGGTCTACACCGACGATTACGAAGGCGGGATTGACCTGATCAACCTCGCAGACGCCGTGGTGGAAGCACTCATCAAGGCAGGTATCACCATCCCGGAGAACATAAGCAACCCGCACGGGCACTGACCCTCACCACCACTTAGGAGGCCACGTGCGCTATTTCTACGACACCGAGTTCCACGAAGACGGAACCACCATCGACCTGATCAGCATCGGCATTGTGGCTGAGGACGGCCGCGAGTACTACGCCGTCAACCTTGACGCCGACTGGGAACGCATCAAGAAGCACAGTTGGCTCATGGAGAACGTAGCGTCCCAGCTTCCGGACCTCTCCCGGCCGGAGTGGAAGACGAAGAGCCGCATAGCGGACGACGTGGCCGCATTCCTTCTGCATGACGGCAAGCCTGAACTCTGGGCCGACTACTGCGCGTACGACCATGTGGTCCTGGCTCAACTGTTCGGCACCATGATGAACCTTCCCAGCGGCATCCCAATGTTCACCCACGACTTGCGATCATTCCTTGACTGGTTCCCACCCCGGGCTCCGCTTCCCGCTCAGGAGAGCGGGCAGCATGACGCCTTAGCGGATGCTCGGCACGTCAAACTCACGTTCGAGGCGCTCACCCGCGCCTGACGCACACTTAGGAGGCCATCTTGGCACTGCCAGCAAACGGCACAGCATGGCCGCCCAAGGAGATCTCCCACATCTTCACCGACTTCAACAAGTGGTCCGCCTGGTACTCGAATGACCCATCCAACCTTGGACAGGCGTACGAGAAGGGCCAAGCCAGCCCGTCCCGCCGCGGGATCGTGAACCGGTTCATTGACTGGTTCTGGACACCCCGCTCCGGCGACGGCGACGCGGGCATGACAAAGCTGCACGTGCCGATCGCTTCGGACCTCTGCCAAGTGTCCGCCGACCTGCTCTTCAGCGAACCTCCCACATTCACCGTGGAGGACGGCAAGGGCAAGAACAAGGCCGCGCAGGACCGCATGGACCTGATCGCCGGGGATGAGCTGTACCTGACGCTCGTTGCCGGTGCTGAAGTCGCAGCCGCCCTGTCCGGTGTGTACCTGAGGGCCACATGGGACCAGTCCCTGTTCCAGCACGTGTTCATCACGAAAGTGGACGCTGACGGGGCTGTCCCTACGTTCCGATATGGGAAGCTTGTGGAGGTCACGTTTTGGCGGGTTGTGGCCAGTGACGGGGCGAAGGTCACCCGCCATCTGGAACACCACAGTGTGAACTCCTTCGGCATTGGCGTCATTGAGCATGCCTTGTACGAGGGTAGGGCGGATGAGATCGGCTGGCGCGTGCCTTTGTCTGATCATGAGTCAACGAAGCACCTTGACCCGCTGGTTGATGCGAACTCGCAGATCAGCACCCTCACCGCTGGCTTGGCTGTGGCGTACTGGGCGAACATCACCCCGAACCGTCGCTGGCGCCTCGACCCTCACGGCGTGAACCTCGGCCGGTCTGACCTTGACGGTATCGAATCGCTCATGGACGCACTCGACCGTGCCTACTCATCGTTGATGCGTGACCTTGAGCTTGGCAAGGGCCGGCTCATGGTGCCGCAGAACATGCTCACCGACCTCGGCCCCGGCCAGGGTGCAGCGTTCAACCCGGACACGGCCATCTTCACCGGCCTCAAAGCAGCACCGGGCACGGCCGCTGATCAGAAGATGAGCATCGAACAGGTGCAGTTCAAGATCCGGGTGGAAGAGCACCTCTCCACCGTCGCTGCCCTGTTCGCTGAGATCATCCGTGCCGCCGGGTACTCGTCCCAAACCTTCGGGGAGAAGGACGAATCCGGTGGGGACAAGACCGCCACTGAGGTCACCGCCAAGGAACGCCGCTCGTACCTGACCAGGGACCGGAAGATCCGTTCCGCCCGGCCAGCGCTGGAGGCGATCCTGTCCAAGGCGTTGGCCATGGACGCGGTGATCTTCAACACCGGTGCTGCGCCTGTACCTGTGACGGTGCAGTTCGCTGACGCCGTGCAGGAGTCCCTGGAGTCACTGGCCCGCACGGCACAGATGCTCAAGGCCGCTGAGGCAGCCTCCCGCCGCACACTGGTCCAGCTCGTTCACCCTGACTGGGATGAAGAGCAGGTAGACGCGGAAGTGGCACGGATCGTCGCTGAGCAACCTGTCATCGCTGACCCATTCGCACACCCGGAGGATGAGGACGACGATGGCACAGACCCAGCAGCAGCAGGAGAGCCTGCCCTCAACGGTTAGCGCCACAGCCGCCGCTGTGACTGTGGTGTTTGTGGCCGGTGAGCAGGAAGTACTTACCGGCTCCGCCGCCATCATCCGGGCAGCCATCAACGACCCGGCGCAGGTCCCCGGCCTGTACGCGAGGCTGTGGGAGCTGTCGCAGGGCGTGTCCCGGCGCATCCTCTCCCGCGTCCGCACCCTCTCCACTGGTGCGGTGCAGGTCGCTTCCCGCAACGGGGACGTGACAGCGGTGCGGGAGATCCAAGCGTTGCAGCGGTCCACGGAACGGTTCATCGCCTCTCCAGTGTCGCGGATCCCGTCTCATCATGTGCAGTCGTCGGCGGCCATCGCCAATGACCTCACGGCCAGCCTGGCGGGTGCTGCGCAGCGGATCACCCGGTTCGCGAATGACGCCTACCGTGCTGCCACCGTGAACGGCGCTCTAGTGGGCATCAACCCTGCCCGGGACATCATCCGGGACGCCACAGCCCGCGCCACCCTCGTGGACGCACAAGCCCAGGCGTGGAGGGAGCTCACCTCCCGCGGCATCACCGGCTTCACCGACTCCGCGGGACGCCAGTGGAACCTGTCCTCCTATGTGGAGATGGCAGTCCGCACTGCAACACAGCGGGCGTACAACGCCTCCCACAAAGCGAGGATGGAAGCCGCTGGCATCACGCTCTTCACCCCATCCACCACGGGCCGGCCGTGCAAGCTGTGCGCCCCATGGGAAGGGAAGGTCCTTTCCGATCAGGGCGAGGCTGACGTGGTGCAGGACGGTCACAGGTTCCGGATCTCCGCCACAGTGGAGCAAGCCATGGCCGCTGGCCTGTTCCACCCGAACTGTGAGCACACGCTCACGGCGTTCTTCCCCGGCGTCACGGTCCTCCGCACCACGGAATGGACTGACAGGGATGAGCAGGCATTCAAGGACACCCAGAGGCAGCGAACCCTTGAGCGGGCCATACGCGGCGCCAAACAAGCCCAAGCAGCCGCGCTGACCGACCTTGACCGTGCCCGCGCTGCCCGTCGTGTCCGTGAACTCCAAGCCCGGATGCGTAACCACCTCGCAGCGACCGGCCTCAACCGCAGATCACGCCGCGAACAACTCGACCTCGGCAACAAATAACACTCACAACCTGTCCAGGAGGACACCATGCCCCGACGCAAGACCATCTACGGCATCGACCCGTACGCCCCGGGCGGTATCGATCAGCTCATGGCGCACCACCGGGCCACGTTCGGTGATGCTGTCATGGAAGACGGCGGCGAAGGTTCCGGCGAAGGCGAAGGCCAGCAGGAACAGCAGCAGGCCGAAGGCGCCCAAGACGGCGAACAGCAGCAGGCGCAGGCCCAGGAGGGCGCGAACCCGTGGGATGACCCTGAGGCCGCGAAAGCCGAAATTGAACGTCTCCGCAAGGAGAACGGGCGAACCCGCACCAACGCCAAGACAGAGGCAGCGGATGAAGCCCGCAACGAACTTGTACAGAGCCTTGGCAAGGCGCTGGGACTGGTCAAGGACGGCGGGCAGGCCCCGACCGTTGAAGACCTCACTCAGAAGCTCACCACGGCAACCGAGAGCGGCACACAAGCGCAAGCACAGCTTGCCGTGTACAAGACAGCATCGAAGCACGGAGCAGATCCGGACGCGCTGCTGGACTCAGCAAAGTTTCTTTCCGCGTTGAAGGGGCTGGACCCCAACGACAGCGCAAAGATCGAGGCAGCCATCAAGAAGGCTGTCACTGAAAACCCCAAGCTCAAGACGGTCCAGGCGGCCGGCGCGGGCGGCGCAGACTTCAACGGCGGGACCGGCGAAAAGCGCACAGCACCCACTACCCTCACTGGCGCACTCGACAAGCACTACGGCGCCTAAACCCCCGTTAGGAGAACACCATGGCAGTCTCTCTGGCTGAATCCAAGAACAACGCCCAAGAGGATTACGATCCCGCGGTAATCGATGAGTTCCGCAAGGAATCCGCGATCCTCGACTCCCTCGTCTTTGACGATGTGGTCAACCCCGCAGGTGGCGGCGCCACCCTCGACTACGGCTACCGCCGGCAGATCACGCAGGGCACGGCCGCTACTCGTGCGATCAACTCCGAGTACACGCCCGGCAACGTCACCACCGAGAAGAAGTCTGTGACCCTGGCGGTCATGGGTGGTTCTTTCGAGGTTGACCGCGTCACGGCGAAGGTCGGCCCGGCCGCGTCCGCGAACGTTGCCTTGAACATGACCAACAAGATCAAGGCCGCCCGGACCAAGTTCCAGGACCTTGTGATCAACGGTGACACCGCCGTTGACGCGAACGGCTTCGATGGTCTGGACAAGGCCCTGACCGGCTCCGCCACGGAGTTCCGCGCCACCTCGGTAACGGACTGGACGGACTTCGACACGAACGCCCGCGCCGAGTACAAGGCCCTGGACGCCCTGGACGAGTTCCTGTCCTTGCTGGACGGCAACCCCACCGTCGTTGTCGGCAACAACAAGGCACTGGCCCGCGTCCGTGCCGCTGTCCGACGTGCAGGCATGTACGTGAAGAACCCCGTTGAGGGTCTGATCGGCCCCGGCGGCCGCCCCGTGGTGCGAGAGCAGTACGGTGACATCCTGCTGGTGGACGCTGGCGAGGTTGCAGGTTCCTCGAACCTGATCATCCCCGTGGAGACCCGCACCGTGGGTGTCTCCACCACGGGCCTGACCGATCTCTACGCCTACCGTGTTGGCCTTGACGGCTTCCACGGCGTCTCCACCGTGGGCGGCCAGCTCGTGCAGTCCTGGCTGCCTGACTTCACCACCGCTGGTGCTGTGAAGAAGGGCGAAGTGGAGCTCGGCCCGGTCGCCGTGGCTCTCAAGGCCACCAAGGCCGCTGCGGTGTTCCGCAACATCAAGGTCCAGTAGTTGCCAGCGCGCACCCTCACCCGGGGGTGCGCGCTGCACACCACACACTTAGGAGCCAGCATGGCAACCATCACCACCCCTGTGAAGGGATTCACGGGCGTCGTTGTCGGCGTCCACTTCAAGGACGGCGAAGGCGAGACTGACAACGCCGCCGCCATCCAGTACTTCGAACGGCACGGTTACACGGTCGCTGCTGGCGAAGACCCGGCCCCGCTGACGCAGCCGGCCAAGTCAGCGTCCAAGGCCGAATGGGAATCGTACGCAACCCAAGAGGGCAAGGACATCGACGGGCTGACCGCCGATCAGATCAAGGCCCTGTTCATCGCTCCGGAGGCACCGCAGACACCGGCCAACCCGGAAACCGGTAAGCCGGGCGAAGGCACGGACCCGGACAAGACCGAAGAGTAGGCAGGAGGGGACGCAGTGATCATCTACGCAACCAGCGCCGAACTACAAGAGTGGATCGGTGAGGCCACGTTGCCGCCGAAAGCTGCGTCCTTCCTCCGCTCGGCCTCCCTCATGGTCCGTACCGAGACCATGACCGCCGTGTACGCCACGGACCCTGAAGGCATGCCAACAGATCCGAAGGTCTCTGCAGCGTTCCGGGACGCCACGTGCGCCCAGGTGGCTGCATGGGACGGGATGGGCATTGACCCTTCCTCCGCCGGTGTTCCGTCCGCGGCGCCTGTCCGGTCCAAGAAGCTCGGCTCCGGTGGTGTCGAGTATGACACTTCGGTGAACTCGTCCGTGACGGCTTTCCAAGCCAAGAAGGAAGCGGCGAACAACCTGTGCGCTGAGTCTTGGATGATCCTTCAGCAGGCCGGGCTTATGCCAGGTGGTGTGCAGCGTGGGTGACCTTGATGACTTCTACATCCACACGGTGGCCGTGGAGACGTTCGAGGGCACCGGCGCTTACGGGGACGTGTACAGCGAACCCGTGGACGTGCCTGGCTGGTTGGAGGACAAACGCCGGCTGGTGCGGGACAAGAACGGGCAGGAGGTCATCTCCATGTCCCAGTTCATGTGCGACAACACCCACCTGGACAAGTTCACCCCCGACTCCCGGGTGACGCTCCCCCGCCGGCAAGCGTTCGTCATCGGCGTGGCGGACCTCAACAGCGGCGCCCTTGACCTTCCGGACCATCTGGAGATCGACCTCACTTAGGAGATGCCGTGGGCGAGACTTTCAGCGTGCACCTGGACGCCATAGACGAAGCCGTGGTGGCAGCCATCCCCGGCGCCGCGTTCAAAGCCATGGAGCACCTCCGGCAAGTTGCGGTCAACCGCACACCACTGGATGACTCCCCGCTCCGGTCCTCCGCCTATGTGGAGGCCACCCCGGACGGCGCCGACGTCGTGTACGACTCGGTCTACGCCCGGTACCAGCATTACGAACACCTCCACCACGAGGTGGGTGAACGGCTCTACCTGTCCACCTCGGTGGTCAGTGAGACGCCCAAGGTGATCGGCATCCTTACGACAGAACTGAGTAAGGAGATAGGATGACGGCAGGATGAGCTATGAGAAAGACTTCCTCACCGGCATCGCTCAGATGATCGCTGACAACGGGATCGCCACATATAAACCGAGTGGCGCCTATAGTGCTGGGCAAACGGGGATTGTCTTCGGTGGCTGGCCGCAGGTCCCTGACCGGTGCCTCACCCTGAACTACACCCCGGTGACCGATCAGACGATGTCCGCTTTCGGGCGTGGCATCTTGGACATCGGATTCCGGGGCGCCCCGGGTGACCCGTTCGGCCCCTCTGACATCGCCGTCCCCGTGTTTGAACTCATCCACGGCATGCGACAGCACACCCTCGGCACAGCGGAAGTGATTCAGATCCTCCGCGACCACGTCGCCCCCATGGAAACAGACGGGAACCGGCGCAACAAACGGTTCGACCTGTACTACGTGGACCTGGCATCTCCGACCACGAAGTACCGGACCGACTAACCAAATAACCCTTCATGGCCCCGTAACTCCTACGGGGCTTTTTCTTTGCCCGAAAACAGCCCATAGGAGGCACCCATGTCCGCATCTCTCGCCCGCCGGTTCAAGCTGGACGTATCCGGCGACGGCACCAACTGGCTCCCCTTCAAGGGGATGACCGACTTCGCCCCCACGGAGAATCCCACCACCCAGTCAACCGCTGACTACGACAGTGACGGGTTTGACTCGTTTGAGAAGACTCTCACCGGCTGGCAGCTTGTTGCCAAGGCCAACCGCAAGGTCAACGCTGGCGTGTTCGACCCGGGCCAGGAACTCGTGCGTGCCCGTCAGTTCAAGTTCGGTGACGAAGCCCGCATCTGGGTCCGTTGGTATGACCGCAATGGCGCCCCTGAGGCCCGCTCCGGCCGCGCACTCGTGGAGTGGAACCAGTCCAAGACCGGGGTTGCCGACATCGAGGAAGTGACCGCCACGTTCAAGGGTGACGGTGCCCTGGAGGACATCGACAACCCGCACGAGGATGCTGACACCCCTGTCATTGCCTCCGCCACACCGTCCGGCGCGGCTGCTGGCACCACGGTCACCATCCAGGGCGCAAACTTCACCGGCACCGTCCCCACCACCGGTGTGAAGTTCGGCGCCACGAACGCCTCTAACTGGCAGGTCATCTCCGATTCGCTGATCTCTGCTGTGGTCCCTGCAGGGTCCGCGGGCGCGGCGAACATCGTCGTGACCAACGCCGAAGGCGCTTCCACCGCGTTCCCGTACACCCGCGGAGCGTAACCCCAATACCGGGAGGCGGGCTTAGTGAGTGGGCCCGCCTCCCGCTCCACCCATCACACTCACACCACACTCACAAAGGATTCACGCCATGGCATTGCGCCCCTACGAAGACGTCATTGGCCCGCTGGTCATCCCGTACCGCGGCAAGGAGTACGCCCTCCCCCAGATCTCATTGGAGGACGGCCTCCGGATGCGGGCAGCCGCCGCGAACAACACTTCCCTGCCACTGAGTGACCTCCTGCATATCATCATGGGCGACGTCGCCCAGCAGATGCTGGACGAGAACGTACCCCCCGCCGTCGTGGACCGGGCACTCTGGACCGGCGTCACCGACTTCCAGCAGGGACGCGAAGCCGCAGAAATGGTATGGGAGAACGGCCTCCCAAAAGCAGTAATGGAGGAAATCCTCCGACCTCTCTTACAGGCCCCGACGACCCCCGCGGCCGCGGCACCTACGACGAAGCCACCGGCCTCTGGGACTGGTACACGGAACCAGAAGAAGAAGGCACGGCGGTCACGTGGGAAGCGATCCTAACCCACTTCAAACTCATCGTCGCTGACTTCGCCTCAGAGTACGGGATCCGCCTGCACCTCCGTGAACCGATGACCTGGGCTGAGTTCCGGGACCTCGTACACGGCCTCCTGCAAACCGAGACCCGGCTGTGGCGTGCACTCCGCCCGGACGACGAACCATCTAAGGAGTAGCCCATGGCCGGCCCCACAACTACCGGATCGATTGATGCGAAACTCCGGATCGACAAGTCCGAGTGGGACCGGAGCAAGGACGAAGCGAAGGTAGAGGCTGCTGAGCTTGGGGCGTTGAACCCTGAGATCAAGGTTGACGCGAACGTTGGGCCCGCCCTGGCGAAGCTCGAAGCGGTTGCGAAGGCTGAGCGGGATCTCGAATCTGCGTACATGCGTTCGGCTATCGCCCAGCAGAAGCTGGATGTGGCCACACAGAAGCATGGTGAGGACTCGTTGCAGGCCGCCCAGGCGCGGCTGACGCTCAAGCGTGCCACGGATGCAGAGACTGATTCTGAGGCCCGCCTCGCTGACGCCAAGGGCAAGACCCGTGTAGCTCATGAGATGGAGACGGAGTCAGCGGAACGTGCCCTCCGTACCCGCAGGGCTCACATCTCCGGTATCCAGGTGCTGCTGGCCCTGGCTCCGGCTATCGTGGCCGCTGCCGCCCCTGTGGCTGGTGCTGCTGTCGGTTTGGGTGCCGCGTTCGGCATCATGGCCGTCTCCGGTGTCATCGCCATCAAGGGCATCAAGGATGAGATGGAGAAGGGCACCGACGCCGGCAACAAGTACGCTGCCGGGCTGGGCTCCCTGAAAGGCAACCTCGACTCCCTTGGTGGGACGGCCGCTGACCGGATGTTGGGGTCCTTCAACCGCACCGTTGGGGACATCAACACCCGCATGCCAGTCTTCACGGTGGCTGTGGGTGACGGGTCCGCTGCCCTCGGCAACATGGGCGGAACCGCGCTCCGGAACGTCCTTGACGGCCTGGGTGCCATGAGTCCGCTTCTGAAGTCCGGCGCTGTGGAGCTGTCGTCCTTTGTGGGATGGCTAACGAACTTCTCCCAGGCGCAGGGCTTCCAACAGTTCGTGTCCTACGCAGTGACCAACTTGCCCGGCGTGATGGACATGATCCGGAAGCTGGTCAACCTCGGCGGGGACATCCTGGCGGCATTCGCGCCGCTGGGCCCTGTGGTGATCGGCTTCATCAGCGGCCTCTCTGACGGGCTAAGCAGCCTCCCTCTGCCTGTACTGGCCGGGATCGTCACCAGCGCTGTCCTGATCGGGCCTGCCCTGTCCATGGCCTTCTCCCCCGGCGTTGCTGCCCTGATCGTGTCCGTGGCCCAAGCCATCGGCCTGACCGGCGTGATGGCGAACCTGGCCGTTCCCATCGTGGGTATCCTCACTGCTGTCATCGCTGGTATCGGCGTGGCAGCGGCGACGTCCGCACTGGGAACAGCACAAGGCACAGCAGCGCTCAATGATTACGGTGACGCGGTGGAGCGCGACAATGGCCTGATCGGTGAGAACGTCCGCCTCCAGGCAGCCCATGCTGCGACGTCCAAGGAAATGCGTGACGCGGCCGAATCACTCGGCGTCTCCACTGAGACCGTGCTGCAGGCGATGCTGGGCAACACTGACGCGCAGAAGCAACTCAACGATGTCATGGCTACGGCCATTGACCGTCGTGTGGAGCTCCGGCGCGGGGATGAGAACCTCACAGAGACCTCGTCACGACTCAAGAACGCGAAGGACACCCTCACTGAGGGGATCGCTTCGAACTCTGCAGCGATCCACAACAACGTGGACGCCTACCACGCCTACAAGGACGTGGTGGACTCCACCAATGGCGCCCTGACAGAGGAAGCCCGGGCATTGCAGGCCAACGCCAGCCAGTACGGCGTCTCTGTTGGCGTGTACAGCGAGGCGATGGCCGCGCAGGACAAGGCGAAGATCTCCACGGACGGCCAAACCGTCGCGTTGCAGCTCCAGAATGACGCTGCAGGCCTGTTGAAGCAGTCTTGGGACCTCTTGAACGGTTCGGTCCTATCCCTCGATCAGACCAACACCCGCTCAGCAGCCGCCACGAACTCCCTCACGGCCTCTTTCCAGCAAAACGGGTTGGCGATCACGGGAACCTCGGAAGCGGTTGTAGCGAACCAGCAGGCGCTCCAGAACAAGGTAGCTGCGGATCAGGCCATGGCTGAGGCTGTCGCCAAGTCCACGGGCAAGACAGCGGACGGCACAGCAGCATTCGCAGCGGCCAAGGAACAGCTGGAAAAGAACCTCTCCGCACAGGGACGCCTGACTGGCGAGGTCCAGACGTACATCGACAAGCTGTACGCCATCCCAGCGTCCGTTCCCCCGACAAAGGTGGAACTCGACGCTGTTGCCCTGGCTGCTGCCGAGGCCCAGATTGCGAGACTCACGCAGGCGCGGACCCTCAATATCCAGGCACAGGTAACCGGCGGTGGCTACACCGAAGATCCAGCCATGACAGGCTTCGCGCCTGGCACTTTCGCCCCCATCAACAAGGCGGACGGCGGCCCGGTGAACTACCTCGCCGGCGGCGGGCAACCATTCTGGAAGCCACGAGGCACGGACACGGTTCCGGCGATGCTCACCCCGGACGAGTTCGTCATGAAGCGGGCGTCCTCGAAGTCCATCGGCCTCCCGGCTCTGAACTACATGAACCAGACCGGAGAGCTACCACCCACCCAGCAAGCCGCTGGAGCGTCCTACACGATCCAAGTCGATGTGAGCGGGGCCGAATCTCCCCGCGCCGCAGCGATGGAAGTCGTTGATGAGCTCAAGTGGCTAATGAAACAGGCAGGACTGGACATTGGCGGCGAATAGCAGGATCTTGTGGGCCGGGCGCACCCTCCACGGCATCGATGGTTTCGGGCTTTGGAGGGTGACTCGCGGGCAGTTTGACGGGTGGGAGGACTCCCCCGGCATCAAGGGTGACAACATCGCCCGCCCGGACGCTGATGGTGACTATGACCTGCCCATTGAGAATGAGGCTCGCTGGGTGAACATCGGCGGGATACTCACCTCTACCAGCAGGCAGTTACTGATGTCCGGTGGAGATGCGCTCAAGGGCCGTATGGCCGGCCGGTTCCAAGTGGAGAACGTCTTGGGCGTCCGTTGGGCCGAGAGTAAACGTGCATCGCCGGTGAAGTTCGTGGCCATCAATAACTTCATGGCCACGTGGCAGGTGCGGCTCAAATTCGATGAGTCGACCAAGTACGGGGACACCCGAACCTGGGTGGCCTCGGTAGGGGCCAACGCCGGCGGCATCTTCCATAAGGGAAACTACAACGCCTTCCCGAAATTCACCGTGGCAGGGGCCATGCCCGGAGGGTACAGGCTCACGATCATGGGCCAGGTGTTCAACGTGACACAGCCGCTGATATCCGGGCAACCGCACAGCATCGAATACTCATCCGGGCGGCTCCGTATCGGCGGGAACGTCGTCCATGGCGGCGTTGGCTACGGCTTCACACCGTACGTGCCGCCTGGCGCCATCACGGCACTCTCTATTGTGCCCGGGACCACTGGAACAGCCACGGCGACCCTTTCACTGACTGACACCTACATCTAGGAGCTGCCCTGTGTGGAAGTGGTTTTCTGTAAGCACTGAAACATGGGGCAGCAAGGTCGAGATACCGGCCGCCAAGTTTACCGGCGGTCGGCGGCTGAATGGGCCGTCCGGAGGGTCAACGACATTCAACGTCGGTGACCCTTCGGTGGGCGAGGTGGTCACAGTTGACACAGTGGCACCAATTAAACGGCTCCTTGTCGCTGAGTGGGACGGGAACGCCGTCTACGCCGGGTTCATTACCGGCGTCGTAGAGGACGTGGACAAGAAAACGGTCACAGTAACCCACAAGGACATCTGGTGGATCTGGGCCCGCAGACACATCCTCGCTTCACGCACCAACGGCGCGGCTGCCGCCCCACCCATCACGTGGAACGCGAGGACACTAGCGACCCTTGCGAACCTCATCGTGGCCAAGGGCATGGACGGCGACCCAGCCGACCGGTACGAGATGCCAGTCATTATGTCTGCCGATGTTGTGGGCACTGAATCGCGCACCTACTACGGCTACAAATTCGTCAAGGTTGATAAGGGCCTGGATGATTTGATCAAGACTGACGGCGGCCCCAATATCGACTTCGACACCCAATGGGTGGGCAACGAGTACTTCCGCTGGGTCATGCGCTCCGGCGCCCTCACCCAAGGCATGTGGGAATGGGACGCCACAGCAGAGAAGAAGGAAGTCTACGGGCTCACGTTCTCGACAGACGCGGAAGGTGTGACAGACAAAGTATTCGGCGCAGGAGAAGGGTCCGAAGCAAGTGTGCTTCTGCGGGATGCCGACTCATACACCGGGTCCGCCGCACCAGCACTGGAGCGAGCCGAGAGTTACAGCGGCATAAGTAATCTGGGCGAACTCCAATCGCGTGTAAATGCAGACCTGAACCTACACAATGACCCAACCCAGCAAATGAGCTTCAGAATCCCCGCTTATGGCGTGGTCCGGGTGAGCCAATTGATTCTTGGCGGCACGGCCCGGGTGAAGACAGACGGGATCCGCTTCCTCGCCGCGGGGTGGCATGACTGGCAACTGATTGGGTACACCTTCGATCGCGAGTGGATCACTCTCCAACTTCAGCAGACCGGAGGCTAGTCGGTGACCAATATCAACGACCTCTCGCGGGGCAACGTGTCCGCTATCTGGGACGCAATCCGGGATCTGCAATTCTCGTCCAACCAGAACCACATGGCTATCGGCCGTAGCGGGCTGCGGGTCTATGACGGCGGTGTCATCACCATCGAAAACGGTGGCCTGAACATCACCGGCACAGCCACCGGGTCCGGCGTCCTGGACTGGACTGGCACTATCAACATGTCTGGGGTGTTCACCGCCACCGGAGACGTGAATTTGAATGGGCCAGTGGACATAGCCGGTGCCACCACAATCACAGGTGATGTCACCTCGGCCGGCCACTTCACCCAAACCGGGCCTATCAACCTCAACGGCCCGACAACGATAGCCGGCGATGTGACCTCTACTGGTGACTTCACGGTCAATGGCCCAACGGATTTGAACGGCCCGACAACAGTTGCTGGGGACACCACTGTGACGGGTGACTTCAATGTGAACGGTCCGATGAAGACAACGAGCACGCTATCTGTTGAGGGTGTGACAACCCTAAAAAATGACCTGAACGTGGTCACAGGCGGAAAAATCAAGGTTGGTACGGTGCTGACGCTCGATCCGGGCGTTGACGGCGGAGCGATCCGATTCACTTCTGGGCGAGTGCTCAGGGATACCGGTTCGTCCATGGTGATGGACAACGGCTCTGGGTCCGCAACAGTAAGCGTCACTGGGAGCCATGTGCTCTTGGAAGCCGGCACCGCGCAGGTCGATGTAGTCGGGAACACTGTTGGGATCGTTGGTGACCTAAAGGCGACAGGCAACACCTACCTCAGCCTGACTACCACTGGTAGCGCCGCGAACGTTTACTACGATCCAAGCTCGGGCAGGCTGTACTACAAGCCCTAAGGGCAGTAAACGGCCTTGGCGTAGGCAGTTACACGCTGGGCGTTCTCCCCGGCGGCGGAAAGGCTACCTTGGCACGCCTGCTGGCCCATCTGCACGAGCTCGGTGTTGCTGGGCTTTTCGCCAACCCATCCCAGTTTCACCCCGGCGATGAAGAACTCATCAGCGGAGTAGCTCACATCATAGGACGACGGAACTGCGGGGTCTGGAACGGTCGGTTCGACGCTGGCCGCTGGCGAGGTGCAGGCGCTCAAAACCAGAACGGCAAGCACAGCAAGTCCCCCAACACTTCTCATGCCCTGCATCTTAGCGCTGGGGCGCAGGAATTAATACATCCGGAGGCATCCCCTTGGACGAAGCAATGCAGATCATGCACAACAGTATCCATGAAGAGTACCGGCAGCGGCTGGCTAACGCGGATTGGGCGCTGGCGAACGCGAACGCCCAATGCAAGGTCAAGGACGCTGTGATCGCGGCCCGGGACGTGAAGATCCAAGAACTGACTGACCTTCTGGACGCGGCCACGGACCCCGCAGCCTGAACCCAATTTCATACTCACTCAAGCACCCCTTGCCGGGTGCTTTTTTCATGCCCAGGAGGCAGTATGCCGAACGTCCCCGTGCCCGGCAACGTCACAGAGATCAGCGGAAATCACCTGTCCGGGCGGAACCTTGAGGTTCATTTCACGCTGAACGCTCCACAGGCCAAGTCGGGGAAGATCTTCCCCACTCAGCCGCTCACTGTGGCGCCGGCATCTGACGGATCATTCACGGCCAACCTTGAGTCCACCACAGACATGATGGACGACGCCTGGTACACGGTATCGATCCAGTGGCTGGACTCGGGCGGCAACTACGTGAAGGCCGACTTCCCCGACTGGCAGTTGAACGTACCCACGGGCGGCGGGTCCTTCTCTGACCTGTTCGGCAGGCCCCCGAAGAACACCCTCATGTTTTACGTCTCCCTGACTGCGCCCGTGAACCCGCCCAAGAACTCCGCCTGGCTCAAGGACGACCCCACAAACCCCGAAAACCCCCTGAACACCGGGGAACTCTATCTTAGGAGGCCCCCAATTGGCTGATAACTGGGCATGGGTATACGTCGCCAATCTCCGTGGCGCTACAGGTCCTGCTGGGCCGCAGGGCCCGGGTAGTGGGTACAAGACAACGCTGGCGACGGGAACTGACCTCAACACGCTGACGGCCCAATCGGACACCGGGTTCTACCACCTGTCCGGGGCCAACGCCTACACCAACGTCCCCGCCGAATGGGCGGCTGGCAACATCGGCCAGCTTGTCGAGCAAATCACGGGTGCCTCATCGGGAGAGCAGCGCATCGTCCGATACGCCGATGGCATCTCGTGGCGCCGGGCGATCAAGAATTACTTCTCTACTCCTAAGACCTGGACGCCTTGGGAGTTGGAGAAAGACCGTGTCATGGATGTCACCACGGCGGTGTCCTTGGACGACATGCGGACTGAGGGGAAGTTCCGTTGGGACAACACCACTGTGGCGAATCTGGTTTCGGCCGGGTGGCCACCACAGATCCCGCGGGGACCTATCCGCATGCAGGTCGAAGTCACTACCGGCGGCATCGTCTGGCAGACGATCAAGAGTTATGGCGCCACTGCCACCACTCTCTTCAGGGCCACGAGCGCACTCACGCCGTCGCCGTTCCCCTTCGGCGCATGGAAGGACCTGGGCGAAGTTACCCCGGCCACGAACCCATCCAACGCGGGCCTGGCCAACGCCGTGCGTTTGGATGATTTCAGCTTCCGGCGTGGCGGCAAAAAGAAGACCAACGGCAAGGGTGCTGTCGCACTCCGGTTTGACCATGGCCTGAACAACTTCAACACCGAAGCCCGGCCATTGCTGGAAGCCCGCAGCATGAAGTACCTTCTCGCTCTGAACTCCCGCGGCTGGTCCACCACGGAGAACAACACCGTCACCGCGGCCATGGTCGATGCGTGGGTCGCGGCCGGGTTGTGCAAGATCGGCAACCACGGCGCACACCACAACGACGCCACCACGTATGCAGCTTTGCAGGACGTCATCGTGACAGGCCTCGCGGAACTCAAAGCCCAACTACCATCTGCACAGATTGATGGGTGGTTCGTCCCCGGCGTGGGCGGCACGAACTACATGGGGTTCAACGGCGGCGCCATTCCAGAGGCGTTCTACAACACCGATGCTGGTCGGCTCATCCTTGAGAACCATCCGGTTTCTTCTGGGGCCTTCCCCAACACCGCACAGAGGATCCTTGACGGCCGCATCCGGCAAGGGCAGGGCCACTTCACGATGGACACCGCCACCGTTTCCGCGATTACCGCCCAGATCGATCTCGCGATTACCAACAAGACAGGTCTGCAGCTCATGGCCCACTCCTCGTTGCTGAACACCGCTGGAAACATCACCACGGCGAATCTCACGACGGTCCTGGACTACATCCAGACGAAGGTAACCGCCGGCGATCTTGTATTGCTGGACCCGTACGAGCTCCTGCTTGCGGACTCCCGATGAGGCGCCCGATCAAGTGTCGGCTCCTGAGTCTTTGGTTGAAGATTCAGGAGCCGCGGGCGCTCTCCGTGATCTACTTCTTCGCCTACGTGGCCATCGGGCTGTTGGGAATGTTTGTTGCCACGGACCCGCCCCGTACGGTGCAGTCCAGTCTGGGCAACCCACTGATGGTGTGGTGGGGGGTCTTGCTTCTTGTTGGCGGGGTGCTCGGTTCGGTCTCCGTCCTCCCGGGGATCTGGTGGCTGGAGCGGGCAGCAACGTTCTGCTGCATGACTGCCATCGCCGTCTACGGAAGCGTTCTTGCTTCCCTGCCGGTGACGCAGATGAGCGTCCGTGCCGCCTCTCTCTGCTTCATTGTGTTCTCGATACTCGCCTTCGCTGCCCGTCTAGTGAAAATCCGGCATCACGCCTACGACCCCGAAAAGTAGGCCGCTATGGATTCCACTCAACTGCTAATCACGGTTGTCACCACGATTGGCACATCCGGTGCGTTGCTCGCTCTCGTCAACGGTCTGATCAAGTTCTTCAACGGATCAGCCGGGCGGGAGCGGATCCGCAACACCACTCTCAAGGACCAGCGGAACGAGGCATGGGCCGACGCCGAGAAGGAACGGTCCCGCGCTGACCGTGAACAAGCGAGAGCTGACCGTGAAGCCCGAAATCGGCGCCTTACCGAGGAATACGCATCACAGCTCCGACGTGACTGCACAGAGCACGGCATGACCCAACAAGAACTACGACCGTGGCCGCACCTTGAAAACGACCCGCCCAAAGGAGGCTCGGCATGACAAAGCAGTTGATCACCCCGAACCCAAACATCAAGTGCTATCCGGGCTGGTGCTTGATGTACGTCCGTCAGGCATTCGGGCTCAATGGCCTTTATCCCAGCGCCACCGCGGGGTGGAACGCGGCCAAGTACAAGCACCAGGACCGCAGCTTCCCGGCCGGGGGCTGGGTCCCGGTCTGGTTCCACCTCGCGAAGGAGCCACTGGGCCACGTCGCACTTATGGCCCCAGACGGCTCCGTATTCTCCACCAGCGACCCCAGCAACACCGCGCACCACCACCCGAACCTTGACCACCTCCTGTCCTACTACCGGGCGCTCGGGCCCACGTACTTGGGCTGGTCCGAAGACATCGAAGGCGTGGCCGTCGTCGGCGGATCCAATATCAATCTCTCAAGCTCCACCACAACATCAGAAGGAGACCTGGACATGTCAGGTGCAGAAGTAGTGAAGGGATACGTCCAGGATCTGGCCTACAACGGCTGGAAGGACGATCAGGGCAATTGGCATCCCGGGTTCATGTTGGTCATCGAAGAGAGCCAGCGCCGCCTGGATGGGGTTACAAAGCTTCTACTCCCCGGCGAGGAAGGGGAACGCCTTGCTGGACCCATCCCGCAGATGATCGCAGAACTTCAGGGCGGCCAGAAGGCAATCCTCTACGCGTTGGGCAACCTCGGCCGGGGCGAGCCTGTGGACGTGGAAGCCATGAAGGCGGCCGCGAAGGAAGGTGCAGCAGAAGCGCTGGCCGGCCTCGAAGCCATCGCCACCACGACCGTCACCCTGAGCCAGGAAGGCTAACCCATGACCGAAACTCACGCCTTGATTACCGCCTTGGCCGCGGCGCTCTCGATCATCAGCCCGGTCGCCATCGCGTTCTACAAGAACGACAGCTGGCGCAAGATCACCAAGATAAGCGTTCCCATCGTGGTGGCCGTCGCCATCGCAGCCGCATATCTGTGGGCCAAGGGCCAGACGCAGCTTGTCACCCCGGAGGATTGGCTGAATGCCTTCCTAGCCTTCTACGCAATCCAGCAACTCGCTTACACCACCGTGCTCCGCTGGATCGCCGAGCAAGTTGAGAAGGCAGGCGTCCAGGCTAAACAGAACGCCATCCCCAGCGAAGTGGTTGAGGAAGGCGGGCCAGCCCACCGCGCCTGACGTAAGAGAAGACCCCCAACCTTCACCGGGTGGGGGTCTTTTGGCGTCTAACGCTGCATGATTCCCGGTTCACGCTCGTTGACCTCGTCGCTGTTCGGGTCGATGCAGTAGTGGTCCGGTTCTCCGGTCGCGCTGACGTAAACGGCTGCCAGGCAGTCGGGGCATGCCATAGCTCCGATGTCTCGGGCGAATGCGTTGGCTTCAGCGATCTCGGCAGGGGTGAACCGTGGCATATTTGCGCGTTCCGTTACTTCAGTGGGAGGGTGGAATGCGAGGTCCTGGTCATCGAAAGCTAGATGTCCGATGATGCCGTCACTACTTGCCGCCACTTTTCCCCCAATATTGTGTTGATGGTTCACGTATTATCACCCACGCGTGCCGCAACTTCATAATGCGGCCAAGACACCGTCAGAGCGTTGCTAAACTTTGGGCAGTCTATGTCCGAAAACATTGGGGTTTGTTGTGCCTGCAGTCTTCATCTACGGAAGTTGCGTATCCCGCGATACGCGTCCCTACCTTGGCGAAGGGTGGGAAATCACCAAGTACGTGGCCAGGCAGAGCATGATTAGCGCAGCCTCCCCCAGGGGCGTTCTCCGCGGCGAGAGCGCCCTGACTTCCAAGTTCCAAAACGAGTGCCTACGGAATGACATCCGGTCCTCTCTGTTCTCCGCCGTAGATGAAGCCAAGGATGAAACCGACGTCTTCGTAATTGACCTCGTGGACGAGCGTCTGGGCGTCTACGAAATCGAAGATGGCACGTATGTCAGCCACTCCTGGGAGTTAGAGGAAAGCAAGCTCCTCCAACAACAGGACAGGGAACTGAAGCACATCCCCTTCGGTACAGATGAGCATTTCAATCTCTGGGCGAAGTCAGCCAAGACCGTAATCGCAAAACTCAAGAGCACGGGGAAACCTGTCCTAGTGCTGGGGCCTGAGTGGTCAGAGAAGGCTGATGACGGCCAAGCTCCACTGATGTACCGGGGCAAGACGTCTGCAGCCTACAACGACTTGTACCGCCGCTACTACGAGCACCTGCGCAGTCTGGGCGTCACTGTGCTCTCCATCGGACAGGACACTGTTATGGCGTCAGTTAAGCACCAGTGGGGCTTGGCGCCGTACCACTACGTCAAACCGGTCTACGAGCAAATGCGTGACGCGATCACAGGCGCGGCGAAGCACGCATGAACCGGTCCCCTCAGAAAGCCCGCCTCTGGTACCGGACTGGATCCGGAATCTCCAACGGGGTGAGCGTATCCCTTCGGCGTGCGGAGTCCTCCAAGGCGGCCGCCGCGAAATGACTCAAGGATTTTCGTTGGAGCTGGGTTAGCCAGCGTTTGGCGCGGATGTCCGCGTCATCGACTGCGTCAAACAATGGTTGCAGGGCTAGGGACCGGTCAAGTACGGACACTTCGTTCGTCTGGTTGTCCACGAACCTAAGCTGAGGCACTGGGTCCCTGCCATTCCTCATACCACTCCGAGGACCTACGTTCATGTCCCCTGCGATGGTGGGTTTGGTTCCTGCCCGAACTTCCATGAGGAATTGGTCAAGATACTCTTCGAAGTGCTCAAAGGCGTTGCGAACGTCGCGGTCTCCCAAGGGTGAAGTGTCTTTGTCAGGGTTGCCGAGGACTTCACGCAACTGCTCCGAACGTTGAACAGACCATGCATGGCGAAGCTTCTGTTTGGCGTTTGCACGCTTCGAGATGCCGCCTGGCCACAGCAGCCTGTTGATAGCCATAGCCGCGTTGATGACCGACTGGGCCGCTACGATGATGTTCTCGGCACTCCTGGCAGCTTCGAGTTCGGTTTTGTATTGATATCCGGCTAGCCTGACGCTTCGCGCTTGCAGGGTCACCTCTTTGACGTAATAGGAAAGCTCTTCGTCTGTCAGAACAAACTCCGGAAGCTCGTCTTCTGGCAATGAAATCATGAGCTCTCCTTGGTCCTGATGACGATTGCTTTGCAGCCTTCGGGGATCAGCTCCCGTGCTGCTTCATAAGCAGCTGCATAGTCCCTGCCTGCGGCGGACACACTGCCCCGTTCGCCGTTTGCGTCTTCAATGGTCAAGGTAACATCCACCGGACAATCCTATGGCTTGGGATGATGAGTGAATGACAGGATACGACGCAGCCAAGTTCGAAGCTAACGCACTGGCCGGAGACTGGAAGGCAGCTTCTGCGGTCCTGTCCCGCGCCACTGTGAGGCCAGAAGTCCTCCAAGCACTCATGACCCCGGATGCTCACTTGGAGGTCGTCCTGGGCGTACTGGGCCGCCAGAGCGTGACCGTCGAGCACTTGGCGTGGGCGGCCACTTTCGACAATGCTCAGATTCTTGGGCGCGTGGTTTCGAATCCGAAGACTCCGACGTCGCTGGTCCGGGAGATCCGTGACCGCGTGGCTGACCGGGAGGCTGACATTTGGGTGCTGCTGCGGGAGTACGCGGACAGGGTGATTGCTCGTGAAGCCCGTGAGTCCGGTCTTCATGGCGGCCTCCTATAG